ATGAACAAGAAAGGAATATTTTTAATCATAGCGTTACTTATTTTTATTTTACTACTATTGCTTATATTCGCTAAGCTAAATTTTAATGTAAATACTGCCCTCGCTATATTATCATTAATTTTAACAGTGCTATCAGGTACGGACTTAGTCAAAAAGTACACTACGGTCAAATCGACAAATAAAAGCCCTATAGATATGTGGATGGTTTTTGGTATTGCTATCTCCGCTGTTTCTATGTATGGATTATATATAGACCCCCAATTATCCCCTTTAGAAGGTTTAACTATTTGTATAGTATCACTTATACTTTTTGTTACTGTTTTAGTTTCGGCTTTATTAAATTACAAAAAAATAAAGAAACCAGATGTTAGGGAAATAATGAAACAAAGTCATTCGGTTTTTAGAGAAAACGAAGAAACCATTACTATTACAACAACCATAAAAAAAGCCCCGTAAGGGGCTTTTTTATATTTCACAAGATTCATAGAATAGGAGAGTAAATTTCCACTTCAGGATAATAAGCTCTAAGGTAATTTATAAAACCTTCATAAGCATTAAGAAGAGATATTTTATGTGAAATCAAATCTTGTTCTATTATCAGTGCTTTATCGGAAGGTAGCTCATCATAATTGAAATGACAAAGAAGATTATGATTCGCACCACCAAACACCTGAATGTTTCTATTATCGGAAATCGGCAAATGTCCACATATGATATAATCAATATTTTTATACGAATCAATGAAGCTTTGGAAATGACCGTGGAGTAACTTATCATTTAACGGATAGCCCGCTGGAAAATCCCTTAAAATACTATCAAACTGATCTCCAAAAATAAGAAGATCGGTGTGAAAAGAATTAGGTAAAGTTTCAACCAATGAACGTACCCTCGCAAACGGTGTAAAGTGGAAGTAAGCGTTTAAAAAGTCCACATCTGACTGTCTTTTTTTATCTGAAAATAATGTATTATCGGTTGCACTCTGTATATAAGCCTCATGTTCCCTTTTGATTTGATGCAATTTTTCCACTGTATAAGTGAATGGATCTCTATCAACAAGAATATGATCATTTGCACAAAGCAGGATAAGATTTTCATAAGAATTGTCATTTGCTAACAGGTCATCGCCCCTTGGTCCTTTTGGGCTTTTGGCTATTACATGAGCCATTTGTCCGATGTGAACCTGCTCTTTAAAAAGAGAAGTTCGGCAAATATTACATTGCCCAGCGGATAGGCCATACAATTTTTTTATTGCTGCTGTAGTAATTGCATCACTCATAAATCAAATCCTTAGATTGCTATTTTATTAACTCAAAATACATATTAAAGGAAAAATCTTTCAGCTTCCACCAACCATAATCAATAGCACTTGCAAAAGTTGTCCTAATGGAACTTGGATCACAATAATTCCAAAAGCATCAAGTACTGGTACTATGATCCAGTTATAAAAAATGATGAGTGTAATCACAAAACCAAGGGCATTACGCCAGTGGAATGACACTTTTTCAATCTCTTCTTTGTTTGTTTCAATCTGCCCCTCGGAATTTGTTTTTTGTACTTCCTGCTCGACTGTCTTCTTCTTGATGAAAAAATCCATTCCCGTATTTAATAGCTCTATAATTGTACTTATAATCATTCAATAATCCCCACACAATATCCCCAAAAGTGCTTTCCCTTTACAAATAGCTTCTTGCTTTCGATTAAGTACACGTCCATTTCATCACCCTGTAGTGACCATGTGAGTACTTCACCATCTTTAAAACTTTGCTTTTTCTCGTAGCAGATATTCATAAAGCACTCAATCTGTATATCTGCTTTCTTCAATTGCTTCTGGAACTTCTTTCCGAGAAAGCATTTATTGATTGGCATACTGTTACCATCTGGTGTAGTACCATTCAGTGTTATCTCACTCGTAAGTTCACCATAGTGTTCTTCAAAATTCATTTTATCCCTTTTTTATAACAAACGATCCCTGTATACCTGCAAGAACAAGTCTTGCCCCCTTCTCTGCTTCTGCATAGAAATCATAAATGATTTTACGTTTCTTACTTTCACGCAATCCAATTACTCGCTTTTCTTTCTTCTTCTGGCTGGTATCAATCAATCGCTCTTTACCATTCTTCCCTTTAATGACCTTATAACGCCCATTTGATAGATTACGTTTCAACCCTGCAATGTTACCGAACCGATCAAGACGTGCTTTACTCGTTGGTACAAACTTATCAATGGCCTTTTCCTGAATAAGTACGTCATATAAGTACTTCGCTTGTAGATCCTTCACGAGAATTGTACTGCGAACATCATTACCAACTTTCTTGTACATAAAGAGAATGGAACGCTGAGTGAAAGGTACTGCTCCTTTATCGACGGCATTGTTTAAGTCCATTTGCATTTTGGCTGATAACGCCCTTGACCTTTTGATTATTTCATTCTGAAAGTAACGTCCGAGACGTTGACCCGTTGTATTAAGATAGGTTGTAGCGTTATTCAGTCCTGTTATTCTGCCTCTGATCATATTTACCTCACTCCCAACATTTCAATCAAACTCTGTAGCACCCGGAATAATTCGATTCGATTCTTTGGTAATCGGGATTTGCACAAAATGGCTTTATTAAGATTATCAGGATGTAAACCGTAATAGCTAATCAATGCAGTTTCAATTAAAGTAGCTTCGGCATCTGTCTTAAAACAGTACAGAATCCTTTTTGAGTACTCCATACCTGAATCAATCATGGCATTTACACTTTTACTGCTGCCCGTATAGTCCATCCAGTTACTTTCAGTTGATGTACTCTCAAGGTTTGAAATGTCTTTGATACCTTTATATATCTGCTTCTTCCCGAAGTAGTACTCTCCCGTTTCGGGAAATTCAATTAAGTACACAAATGAACAGTACAGACCTTCATTTACTTCCTTGACATCCCATTGTTCTGGATCGAACATCGCCCAGTTGTTATTAATTCTCATCACTAAATACCCATATGTAATTTATATAGGTATTTAGTGAATGGATTTAAAAAGCAGACTTAAGGAATATGAAGGTACGATTGCCTATCAGAAAAAATTGAGGTACTTCCGTAATGGAAAATTCTTCCCATACTCTGATTCATTGGGATTCAGTACTGTCGGATATGGTCATTTAATCAAACCGGGAGAAAATTTCAGTACTGGATTATCCCCGAATGAGGCAGAGACTTTACTTGATAAAGATATTGCAGTTGCCCGGACAGGATTAAGCACATTACGTTTAGGTACTCTTCCTGCCGACATTGAGGACTATCTGATCATCATGATTTTTCAGTTAGGGGTGAATGGCGTAAGTAAATTCAGAAAACTACTGGCAGCGGCAAAGGCGGGAGATCGTGATGGTATGCGGCGTGAGTCCGTTGATTCATTATGGTACAGACAAACGCCAAACCGGGTAAGAGATATGAATAATAAATTGAAATAACAAAGGGGCATTACGCCCCTTTTGTCTTTTCGAGAATTGTCAGAATACGTTCAATCTTCAAATCCAGTTGATGAATTTGATCTTCGAGATTACGTAATGTCTTCTTCATTTCATCCTGCTCTGTTTCGAGGCGGTCTATACTGCTACTGTGTAGTTGTATCTTTGCTTCAATCTGCGAAACTCGCGTGAGTAAATCTTCAGTATCAGAAGAACTGTCACGGAATATCGTATAAAGAAAACCAAGGCCAGCGATAACAAGAGCAAAAATAGTACCGAAATCCATACATTATGCCTTATTATTGTTATTATGAGTATTTATATCAATAGCCAGTGAAACTTGCTAAAGCAATTTGAAATCCGCTGTTCCCCATTGCCTGGCGATATGTCTTCTGGTTTTTATTCACATACTGTAAAGAGAATGAAGTACTGCTATTCCTTTTAATCAAAATGCCAGAATAACCAACTGTACCGCCATCATCGGATATGTTGCCCGGACACTGACTAATGCATATCCACGGATCGGCAAAACTCGTTGTAAGCGTCAAGGCAGTACCGAGATCATGAGAGGATGGCACGGTAAGAAAACCCTGAATACGTGGCATTGTACCCGCACTGGCAGCAGACCAGATCAATGTTCCAGCACTGTTATACACATCAAGGTAGCCTGATGTAAGAGCCGTAGTATTACTGGAGAGCATGAACCGCCCTGAACCTGCCTCGAACATTGCCGAGCCGGGAAAGCAGTACTTTCCATTCGTCTGTAGCTGAAACCAGCGTAGCCCCGTATTCGGGAAGAAATTTAGGGGCAAATACCCCAGCGTACTCCCGTTACCAAAGGCACTGTTAATGAGATAGTAACCTGTGTCTGAGAGTGTACCCATTGCTTTAACGGAACTCATTACGACCGATTTATTATCGGAATCAATCGTAAGAGCACCTGCTGAATTGTAAACCTGAAAACCTGACATAGTTATCCTTACACGTCATATTTGTATATATCGAATGTTAATGTTTGGGCATAAACTCCACTCACTGGAAGATATTGAACGGTAAAAGCGTTAGTACCCGGAATACAGTAAAACTCATTCCAGTACTGACTCACTCGCATTACTGCTAACCAACCCGTAGGACGCATACCCGACCAGGCTACGCTCCATGATGTAGTGCTACCAGCCGAAACATTAAGATTAACTGCTCCCATATACCGCATGTTGTAATCACCAATATCGACAATTAATCGTCCAGATGCATCCCAGCATTGTAAACCCTGTGCCATTACCACAACCCCATTCTTACACGTAATTTATTATTGTTATCGTAGATCTGAATAAGGTTATTACTGATAATCATCTTACCTGTGCCACCAGATCCATTAATATAGAAAGTACCTGATTTATTTATCTGCCATCCTGTAGAGTTAGCAACATAGTTAGTACTTTGTATCGTGGCACCAATTTTCGCATTGGTAATTTCACCATCGATAATTTTTGCTGCATTAATACTGGCATTGGCAATTTTCGCATTTGTGATCGCAGCATCTGCGATGTAACCAGTACCGATACTTGCCGCCTGAATCATGGATGTTTTGATGTAGGTAGTACCATTCACGATTGAGAATGGAGCCGTACCGCCTACTGTCGCCGCACTACTGCCGCTGACAATAAATTTATCTGCTGCGAAATAGATAGCACTGTTGTTACTCGTTCCCTGAGATGCAACAAGACGAATACCTGCTACAGTACCATTAGCATTGACGGACAATGAGTACTGGCTGTCTACAGTGCTTGCCGTTGCCTTTGTACTCATCTGCTGGTTAACCGTGGCAATCTGCCCGTTTACATCGCTACGTAGCTGTGTAACTGCCTGTGATTGTGCTGTGTCATTATCCGCTACAGTTTGATTCAGATTGGTTATGCTTGCCGTGTTTCCGTCTACCGTATTTTTCAGTGTAGCGATTTGCGTATTGGTGTATTCATTACTTTCATTAACTGCATTTTCAATTGTCTCATTCAGACGATCATCGAGATCAAGTATTCCATTAATCTGTTCTGCATCATCTTCCGTAAACTGGTATTTGCTGTTAATGCTGACCGTCTGCTCTGCCGAGTACTGAATATTGTCCTGTCCAAATACATCAAAGAATCCGACCTTAACTTTATATTCACCATCTTGAATATTAGGTATGCTGTCAAACTCAGGTTTATTACTGGTGTAGAGTTTAGTACTCGTACCATTAACAATACTCACTACTGCCCCGGCATAATCCCTCTCAGTCGATGGAGTCCATGAGGCGAATAAGTTGCCAAAACCACCTGTGAACTGAACACCCTGCACTAAGCCACATTGTTTATTTTCAACGGTAATTCGTACTTCCTGTGAATAAGTACCATTATTGAATCCCTGAGCAATAATGCCAATAGCAGGTTTACGTACTCTGAGGCGATTCATTTCAAGCGTAAAGTTGAATGTATTACTCTGTGTATAGAATGTATCGATTAAATCGCTACCGTTATAGATATTAATGATGTAGTACTTGAAGTAATCAGAAAAGGAGCGACCATTAACGATTAAATTCTTCTGATTATCCCAATGAATATTAAAATCAGCAGAATCAGTTTCATATTGCCCCACTGTACTATTTGCCAGTACGACACCAGTTACGGAAGGTAATGCAAAGTTATATGTCGGTACTAATCCCGTTAACGTTAGTCTGTTACTGGTAAGGCCGAGATTGTTATATGCCTCAACGCCAAAATCATATGCCGCCGTGTCTGAGAGGCCGAATAGTTCAAAGTCTGTTTTCTGCGTATTAGTACTTCCCGCATACGTCCAAGTACCGGAACTACTCAACTTATAGTAGATGTAATAACCCCGTAGCCACGGATCTTGTGACGCATCCCATGTGAGATCGACAATGGAGCCGTTTGTGGTGTTACCTTTGCGTACTGCCTGTAGATTCGTGGGAGCCTTTACGCTCAGTTCGGGAAACTGGATTGAACCACCAGGCGACCAGATACCCGGATCTACGCCATCATACATTGCATCAGGGGCTTCAACTGCCGTGATCGTAACGTACCCAACGTTCTCCTGATCGGTTGCCACATCTTTTGACAGTACCTTAAATTTCCCTGAAATGTTCAGTTCAGTATTGCTGACGTTGATCGCATCCCATACCTTCAGATCCCAGCCGTCACTTGTGGTGAAGGATACGGTACGTAAGGCGTACTTAGCCTTGAGTACATCAACATTGACCATCTTCGCCAGTACATCAGCGTCATAGCACCATGAGTAATCACGGCTTAGGGTAATAACCTGCCCGTCACGCTGGATTGCCTCATCAATCGTAATATCGGAAGGAATGCGTAACACGTCAGTCGTGTACATACTGGCTGGATTGGTGTACTTCGCATCAACAGTATTGAAGTAGTCTGTGCCACCGCTGGTACTGATCTGTACTGTACCGAACATGTTATTTTCATTGAATGATGCAACTGAAAGCGTTTTACGATCCGTCGTAATACAGATCTGCCCTGCATGAACATACATAATACCGCCAAATACCTGACAGATATTTTCAATGTTTTCCTTATAAGAACTTTGATAGCTAATTGAGCCATTAGCGTAATACTCCATCTGGTCACAATACGCTGCCGTTTCAAGAAATGTATCGAGATTAATTAATCCAGGTTCAATTCCCATCCCGTATGTTGAATTGGTCAGATAGTCATAGATAATTGATGGTGGATTTGACGTCGCCAGTACTGACCCTGTTACGAGGTCTAATATCCTCTGCCCTTTCATTTCAACAGTCATCGTAAACTGATCATTCACGAGTAGATTCTGTTCTAATGATTGTTGTGTTTTTTTGATAACCGCACTGACAGAAACAAGGCCTTTGCCAAGAAATTTATTTGTCCACTTCGGCCCTGCGTATTGGCTGGCAAGGGATTTAGTACTGGTATAATCACCACCAAAGCGTACTTCAAGTTGTAGATATTCCTGATAGTTACTGGCAATATTCACCTTTGGTACAATACCATCCTGAGTGACCGGAACGGCTAATACTGGTTCATTATCAATATAAATCTGATTTATATTCTTTTCAGTTCCCGCATAGCATATTGCCTGTTCACTGAATAAGTACTGTGAATCACTGTTTGGGATGTTATACCATGAGACAATACTCCCCGTGAGAATAAACGAACCGCCCGATACCCCATTTTTATGGGGAAGTTGCCCACCGTACAGTACTGGTAATCCAGTGGTAGGACTCGTTGACCTGCTGAGAGAATCCGTTACATCCCCATAACTCTGTACGCCAATCTGCCCCAGCATACTTGTTGCAACAAGGCTTGCAGCACCTGCCGCTGCCCCCCAGCCAATCGCGGCTAATGCCGTACCGCCAGTAAAATAAACTGCTAAAGCGACAATAACTGCCGTAATTATTGCTCCAAAGAAGCCCCCTAAACTTTTCCCCATTCCTTTTGTTTCCTTACTCTAAAATATCTTCCCTGTACCGGTTTTGGATGTAATTCAAAGCCATCATGGCTTTCATTCACCCCAAGTACTCGACCTGATACAACCACTGCCATAATTAAGGGGTTATTTGGATCTAACCAGATATCTCCGTCTATAACGTGTTGTACTTCATCACAGTACTGTTCAACTATTTGACCCGTATGATCCCACCCTTCTTTTTTAAGTCCTGCTATGCCCTCTTTAACGCTCGTATAATTTCGATTTGCAAGGGTACTGCCAGTGAATAGATCAATAATGCGGAGGACTATCAAATTACAATCGTTATCACCATATTTATAGGGATTATCGATTGAGTACTGAATAATTTTCATTAATTCATTATGCATCATTTGTATCTCCACGTTTGATCCTGATTCACCTGTCCTAATAAACTAAAGTATTCATCCCCTTTATAGAGAGATTGATATACTGAATTGGCGGCAATCAATGGCGGCTGTCTGTCCAGCTTCTTATAAATGCTGTTCACATAAACTGTCATTTCATTCGTTTTTTCATTTGGATCGGCTACTGCCTGAATGTAATCAATAAATCCTGAGAACATCAGCATTGAGTACAATACAGTACTGTCATAGGGATTCAGAATAACGAGTGTAATATTCATCTGTGCATCTTTAAGGAATCCCCCTAAAGCAAGTGCTCTTACACTCGTGTTCACATTACTAATTTTGAAGTTAATCGCATCGTTATTGATCCCCTTCTGTTCGCTGAAAGAAGGCAATGAACCACTAATGATATCGGGAAAACTAATGTACTGGTTGCCATTCAGATCAATATCAATAAGTGAATCAGTCCAGTGAAAACCATTTGTACCTTTCGGGAGTACATCAAAACAGGTAACATGAACACCTAAACTCATTACATCCATGACACTAAGGCGTGGTTTAGTCGTGCCCCGAACTAACTTCCAGTACTTTAATAATGTTGCGTTAGTTAAAATACTCTCGTCCATCAGATGATATTCTCCGTTGCTTTTAATGTAATATTCATTATGTTACCTACGGGCATTGTATAATCATTATCGGGATCTAATATTGCTTCAATCTGAATGTTGTTATAGATAATAGCCTCATTTGCCTGCACGGTATTTTGCAGTACAGGAAATACGGTTAATGAGGTACTGGTACGATCAATAATTCTGTATATCTTTTTATGATTCGTGAATTGTATTAACTCACCAACTGTTATTGAATTATTATTAGTAGTTATTACCCTTGTACCCTTTGAAGCGATTGACTGACTTGTTAATGCCCCGCTCTGTGCTCCCCTGTAAGCACCCATCAATCCGAGCGATAATGTGAAGGATTTACCCTGCGAATACTGAGCCAGAAAGTTTTGAACCTCCCCAATACTGGAAGGATTGAAACTTAACTGAAACTGAATCTCATAGTATTGAATACCCGTACTTCTCATGATACGTTGGCCTGTCCATGTTTGATTTGAGTAAACAGGTTCAGTACTTTTAATCTGGAAGTTTGTTATTTTTATTTGATTTGAAAAGGATGCCATAGTGATACCTCGAATATCTTCTTTCTTTATTTATTTGAAAACCTCTTTTCTTAATTTTTTTAGGAGGCTTGATTGGCAGGCCGCATCGGTTATAGTTGCTATGATTTTGTTTGGAGCACAAATAGGCTATAACACATATGATAAATGGAAGGAAAGTTCAGATAATGTTTTTAAAATGCGTGTAATATTATTAAGCGAAATAAACAACAACCTTATGGCTCTTGCAACTGGCGGCGATGATTCTCAGGTATTAGGTACTTACGAAATTTGTATTCCTTTACCTGCCGGAGATACAGAAGCCATTAAAAGAGTAGCAACCGCCGTTTCCTATTTGCATGATGAAGTATATTTTTCACAATTAGAAAAGTTAGCATCACTTCCTAAAAAAGAAGTAGATGCGATAGTGAAAAGTTATTATTCATTATCAAGATTGCGTACCCTTTCTACGCAACTTGACTTCAATATCAACTATTCACCGTCTAAGGTAAAATTAATGAGAGATGAATATTACAATCTTTATAGCTTAACAAGCTCTCTATCTAACTATTTGACTCATCACACTGAAAATCCCTAATTTGAATTTCTTAAGTATTCCGTCGCTGACTGCTTCTCACGGCCTGAGTAACGCTATTAGCGTGTTTCTTCAACATCTCATTGAATTTCTTATCATCACCCGCAACGTCTCCCTGAATGATCAAGGGGGCGTTGACGGTGATATCTCCAGCGGTACTGCCGCCTTTCTCCTGAGTATCGAGGAACTTAGTCAGCTTCTTGTTAGCTTCTGGCTGTACTACACGCTCACCGGCTTTCAGTACAAAACTTTTGTTGTCCATACCAGCGGGTAATTCATCTACACCGCCGTGGAACTGCCCACTTGCAGCCCCCTTCGCAGTACTGATAATGCTCATACCTAACGATAGTACCTGAGCGTAGTTTGCGAGGCTTGCGGGCCACGGCGTAGCAAGAGCCTGTGCTAATGCTGATTGTATTGATAGTACTGTCTGAGCAATAGTAATGCCCTTACTCAATGCAAATGCCGCCTGTGCCGCCCCTGAAGATTCACCAAACGCTTCTACCATGCCATCACTTAAGGATTGAGCCGTATCACTGAATATAGTCAATTGTTGGTGTGCATTCAGGTTACTGATATCGATAGCCTGAGCGTTATACTTTGCCGTAATCTCTGCCTTTCGCTTTTCATAATCTTCATGACCCTTCAGTAATAAATCATTCTGCTGAAGTTCTGCATTCATGGCATCCTGATTATCTTTCAGTAATTGATCGGTATTATCATAACTTAAGGGATTACCACCATTGATACGCTGATTTTGCTGATCTGTTAGGAATGATTTTTGAGTACTGTTCAGTACACCAGAAGAAATTAAGCTATTTGTATCTTTCAGACCCTGATTGGGATCTTGATAACCAACCATTGAATTGATTAAATCATTACGTTGTTTAGTACCAGAAGCATTTGCGGCATCGACATATTCTTTAAGTTGCTTTGGTGATATTCCAAGTACCTGAGCACTGTCCATAATCGTCTTAAGAAGGGCTTTCTGTTGCCTGTCGAACTGCTGTAGGCGTACTTTGAAACCCTTTTCCCCGACCTGAGCAAGTGCTGTTTCAAGATTACGCTGTGCCTGTAGCCTTTTTGCATCAGCCTGCTTTTGGGCTTGTTCTGCCTGTTTCCGTAGCTGATCGGCTTTCTTCTGAGCATCCTCACGTTCTTTGGCTTCGTCTTTCCAGCCACCTTGCGGAGCCGTAACAGTAGCTATGTCATTACGAAAGTTGTTAACGAGTCCTTCAAGATTGGCCTGAGCACTGGCGTACACACTCTGCTTGCCATTATCCATACTGCCAGTTTGCAAGGCTGCACCCTGATAGTTTAAAGCCCCGGCGGTGCGTAACTTTTCCCATATGTCTAAAAAGTCCTGTAATGTTCCCTTAGACGTTTTAATCTTCTCGTTCAGATCTTCAAATAGTCCTGCTTCATGGGGCTTCTGATTGGCGGCATCCAGTACTGCATTCATTGCCCCCACGAGTGGATTCAGACCATCAGCGATAGTACCTTTGATACGGGTAGTCAGCTTATCCAGATTCTTATCGAACTCTGCATAGTTAGCTGCTGCCTCGTTACTCACGGCGGCGTTCTGCCCCTGTATGTACGTCATTGCATCGGCTTCAGTATTGAACTGCTGAAGAGTACTGATCATGTGGCTTGAATCACTCGCCAGTGTTTCCATGACGTTGACGATTTCGGCCTGTGACTTACCTGCATCCCGCATGGCATAAAACGTGTGGATCACGGCCTGCATACCGCCATCTGCTTGTTTAAGGTACTTGTTATATTGCTGTAGGTTCAGCCCGTACTCTTTCAGGTCATCCGATACACCACCACCAGCACGGAACGCATCACCAAGTTTATCGAGCGTATCCTTGTTGAAATCCCCAAACTTATCCATTTCAAGCCCAAGACCGCTAAACGCCGCCGATAGCTGCTGGAGCTGCATGACGGACAATCCAGTACTACGACTGATTTCATTCATTTCACGCACATATTCGCGGCTTGAATTGACCAGTGCAGTAAGGCCACCAATACCAATTGCAGCAGCCCCCGCTAAACCTGTCATTGCCGTACCGAAACCACCAGCAAGCCCACTAAAACTGCCAGTGAGATCTTCAATCACACCGCCAGCATTTGAACCGAATTCTTCAAGTGATGAGGTGCCTTGTCGCAAGGCACGCTGTAAACCTGACGTATCCCCGTCAATATCAAAACGAATTCTATTATTATTTGCCATTCTTATTTCCTAATACCTGATTCCTGATAGCGTCACCTATTGATTTAATATCATTGGCCTGAGCTTCTTTTTTCTTCTGTTCTACACTTCTGCTTTTTCTTGTGTAGTGAGATCGCTATTAAGAACATCCAGAAAATCAAAATCAGCAACTTTGATACTACGCCGTGCCTCTGGCGTGAGATTCCCATTACTTATCGTGGTGTAATAGCACTGATAAGCATGTTTCAACATCTCAATTTGCGTACCTGTCGGTTCTATATAGGCATCGTAAACCATAAGCATATCGAGTACTTCAGGATCTAAATTAAAGTACTCATCTGGTGATAAACCACGTTTATTGACCATTTTACAGAAGTACCGCAGATGGCTATCACTTCTTACTTTTTTTCGACTTCATCCACTGGATTACTGTCACTGACAAGTTGAATAATTGCCTGATAAATTTTACCCTGCATAACATAATCTATACTGTTGACATTAATACGCCCATCAATATCTTCATCAGAGAAAATAGGATCACCATTTTCATCTTTAACACAAAGAATAAGAGTATTTGCTACATCAGTACAGTTTGCAAAATCGCGACCATTTGGACGGTGGATGTAGAGCGTGAAGCCTTCGATCTCAAATGGTTTTAGCTCTGGTTGTAATTTCTTTTTTAGTTCTATTAAATTCATCTGTTATCTCCATATACGAAAAAGGGAAAGTTAATAACCTTCCCTTTATTTATTAAATTATGGAGTTTCAGTAATCAGTCCTGAATCAATAGCTGCACCATCTACAGCAAGCGTGAAGGTCTTAGTTACGACTTCATCCTTGTCACCACCAATAGTCGTACTCGACACGAAACAGGTGTAGATAACGTAGAATCCTGTTGTTTTAGTGGCATCTTCAAAATAGCTGAGTTTGATCTGACAACGTTTTTGATCATCGGCAAGCTGTTCTAACTTTTGGTGTACTTCATTATCTGGCAAGTAATTAACTGCAAGACTAATATCAGGAATTGATTTAGTACCTAATAATTTCCGGTCATACGCGTTATTAAATGTTTTTACAGTAATTACGGTACTCTCAAAGCCTGAAGTTGTGAAGGTATTCACTTCGGGGATTACTTCAAAATCCGTTGTAATAGTACTGCCAGCACTTGTACCTACTTCGACCTGTAGGTTAGCACCAGCAAAAATATCCATAGCCATATTTATATCCTTATAAGAATTGAATTGACGGGATAAATCCATTTATCCCTTTTGTATTTATTTATTATCGAGTAGTGATTGTACAAGTACTTTCAATGTTTCAATTTCGGCTGCAAGTTCATCATTCTTTATTTTTAGTGCCTTGATAGCAGCAAGACCATCTAACATCATGGGTGTTTCATCGAGATGATAGAGATCACCGACTTCTTTAACGTATTGTGGATCAATATTCATAATCTGCTGTGAAACCACACCACGTCTTGGTGTTTCATCCTCATCAGATTTAAAAGTGAAGTTCACAAAATCCATTTGCGATATATTATTGAGTGCAATATTAAGATCTAATTTTTCACCAATATTCTTTGCTCTTTCATCGGAAACTGAAGAAGTTGTTATTTGTGCCCACGCTCCCCATGCGGCAACATTCGTTTGTATCCGAGAATAGATACGATTCGACGTATCATAAAAACGTTGTTGATACCATTGATTGGTTGTTCCCATTGCTGAAGTGCCGCCGACATTTAAACCCTGAGTTGCCTGTGTAAATAATGAGCCATAGATATTTCCGCTTAATGGACCATTTGACCACGTACCGCCGACAGCTTGCCACCCCTGATTAACAACATTCATATCAGTACCAGTAGCTGCTTGTGATGAGCCAGTAGGTGCAAGTCCTCCAGCAAGGCCAATGGGTGTGCCATAGCCCGAAATTGGCGGTAGATACGCCCAGCCCTGCCCAGCGACTGACCCAATCCTATCTCTGAAATAGAAAATAACCCCCTTACCGGCTTCCTGGCTATTCTCAATTCTTACCCGGCGACCTACCACATCATCACCACCAGTAACATCTAAGTTGATTGCGGGCCAATCATCCCGCGATACCGTTAGTTGATTGCTGATCACTTGAGGTTGATTGAACGTATTTGATCTGTCCAATGTCGGTACTTCATGCCATTGCCATTTACCACTGTTCTGTGATGGCTGCACACCTCCAGCAAAGACACGATTACCATCAGGCTGAACAAGCATTCCAGAATAAGACGGTGAACCATCATACTGTGATACATAACCAGCACCGCCGAATGATGAAGGGGAATCAATAGTTGCTGTAGTCGTTCGAATGAACCCTTTCGGTGCATCCTTCATATCGGCTACATGGCGAGGATTGATTCCAAGGCCAACTTCTGAAAGCGTATTGTCGATTGAATAAATTTGCTGACCATTTAATGTCACAGAACTACCTACGGTAATAGATCCACTGAAGGTCTGCCCAGCACTCCATGTATTGGCAGTGGAAAGCAATGGTACAGTACTTCCAGATGTACCAATGTTTGTTGTCGCTGCCGTGCCAAGTCCTAAAGCAGTACGTGCTGCCGCTGCCGTCGTAGCCCCTGTACCGCCACTCGTTAAGGGTAATGGCGTAGAGAGGGATAACGACGATAAAGCTGCCGTACCGCCAGTGATAGCGGCTGCGTTAGCATTCTGCGTTGCGAGGCTACCTAACCCAAGATTAGTACGTGCTGTTTCTGTATTCGCAATGTCCGATAGATTCGATGCGATTTTTAGCTGTGCGTCATTAGTAATAGAACCAAGACCAATATCATCTTTCGAAAGTACTATATCGGCAGAGAGCTCATGACCATTTATCACAATCGTTTTTGGTACAAAATCAGTATTAACATGAGTAGTTAGTAAATTAATTGAAGCATTAACACCATCGATCGTGCTATCGACTTCACCCTTTGAGTAAACATCCAGATTGTTACGGGCTTCTTCAATATCAGTCAGATCAGAAAGGTTATGACTGATCGCCAATTGTGCATCGTCAGTAACGGAACCAAGACCAACATCATCTTTCGAAAGTACTACATCATCGCTGAGTACATGCCCGTTAATCGTTCTGGTATCCGGTACACTGCCTGTGTCTGAACTCGTTAGTACCACATCATCAGAAAGTACATGGCCATTAACGGTACGTTCTACAGGAACAGCACCAACATCGCCAGGAGTCAGAACAATGTCAGTACTCAGTTGCTTGCCGTTTACTGTTCGAGTGAGAGGAACATAGCGTGCGTCCATCTGTGTAGCGGTATAGATACGAGTCCACGCTGTAGTGGCATTCTTCGCATAGATACTTAGCGTTCCCGATTTCGTCATAGCAAGGGAACTGACAGACGAACCATCAACCAGACCAATCCCCATCATGTCGGCACCAGCAGGATTACCCGCCTGTGTTGACGGTACTTTGATAAAGCTGTTACCCGTAGGGATAGCCGGTGCGTATTGAGGAACATCCGTTGTGTTTGAACCTACACCATAATCTCCCTGATAGACCGGAAGTAACGCCGTAATCGCCTGACTACGGGCAACAACATCAGTTGGGGTAAATTCATAGGTTTTGGTTACTACGCTATCCTTATCCCCGGAGAGTTGAGTACTGGTAATCGCCCCGTTCACCATTGCATAAGTTAACTGGCTGCCCTCTTCCTGATAGGCAATGGTTAGCTGGAACACATCCTGATTTTCTGCTGCTTCATCCAGAAATTGATGTGTAGAATCATCAGGGAGGTAATTAACAACAATATCAACTGGATTAGCGGATTTCTCTGCAAGTAATTTACTGTTATATGTGCTGTTGTAGGTGTCGTACTGATTCACCTCTGATTCAATCTCCAGTACTGGAAATTCTGCCACTTCATTAATCTGGACGTTGCCAATTCCCTGTGGTGATCTGTTCCCCGTATCGGGGTTATATGATAATGAAAGTCCATTACCTGTAAAAATATCTGCCATTTTAAATCCTTTTAGTTATCTTGTTTTCTCCGTAACTTGAATATTTATCGTGAATGACAGACTTACAGAGCCAGATATGGAATCTGTTACTATGTCGCTTTGTTCATATGAATAAGAAAGAATAATCAAGCCAGCATCTTTAAATGCCTGTGACTTTTGCTCATCAAAGGTACTGATAATCTGGTCATAAGTAATTGAAGGGGCCGTATTAGTACTCTCTGGTTTTGGACTAACAAGGTACTGAATAGCAAATGATGCCGATTGTCTTTGATTGCCAAAATTAATACTGCTCAATGAATAATCGAATGCAATTTGTGTAAACACATCCTTTTCACGAGAAGCCGTCAGGTTCTTTGAAGCATTAATCAGTTGCTTCATTGTTTGCCGTACTTTACTAACTAATTCCATTAGTAATCCTCCGCAAATGATTGCCCTGATTGCGTTCGGTAAAACACATTCACCATCCCGGAGTGATCATCTTCAATGTTATAGACAACCTGATTGATATCATCAATTATCAGTACTGAATTAAGTGCCACGTTAGCAGTAGCTAAATCCTCTTTTTTCATACTTACATATGTTTCTGTGCTTTCGATAAATCCACCACCACTATCAATAGAAACGGGAAGTACTTCTACAATGCCAGTAAAAGTACTTCCCGTAGAAGTCTGGATTATTTGACCGAAAGCATTCAGAAACGCATTACATTGCGATTCTTTAAACGCTCTCATAATTAATCCTTATTATGCCTTGATAGTTAGCTGTATGAATGCGTTATCATGAGCAATTGCAACATCGGTATAATCCCAAACGCGGTATACAATTGTTGCAGAAGAACGATAAGTGGTATCGTCAAAATCAACTTCCTGACCTTCCCAATTAGCGATAATGACATTATCAAACTGACCAATCAAAATAGTATCGTCTTCAATAAATTCAGAAACGACTACCTGTACTTCGTCATTTAGCCACATTGCATCTGCACGGTATCCCTCAACCATTGCTACAGCAGCAGTATTATCGAGTACCTTAGTCTGACGCATTTTGGATAGCATTTTACTGTTCATCACAGCTTTGCAACGACGAACATCAACATTAGCGGAACCCAATTGAGCTACAGCCCCCTGTACATCAGCCTGGGTTAATACACCAGCATCAGCAGATTCAACAATTGGAGCAGCCGCAGCAATCTTATCGAATACGGATTGTTCAAGACCCTGAGCGGCATAGCGGAGTAACTCTGCCTGTACGAATGTCTCAATGTTTGGAGCCGTTAGGATCGCCGTCTTACTGACAGGGATAGCACCAGCAAATGTTTTTGGTGTAAGTACGACTTTTGAGAAGGAAGCGATAGAATCGACAACGGTTTCACCTTCTGCATAGAATTTGAATACTGGTGCGACACCATCAGCTTTAGGGATCGCAAGATTGCCACGACCAGCAAGGCCACTGTACACAGTCGGGTTAAGTTCACCGAGTGAGGATAGTTTTAGTAGTTCTGGAATGTACTGATCCTGTAGATCTTCGACGACCAGACCCGTAGCAGTACTGGTATTGGTTGAAGGTACTACGGCACGTACAAAACCATTTAGGCCACGTTCATATGCTTCAAGTGCTGATTTATCACCAGTTTTGATAGCACGCACCATATCCTTAATTAGATTTTTTTCCATTGTTTTGATTTCCTTATCATGAACAGGATTTTTGTTATCATTTAAATGACGTTTAAATTCGGAGACGGTAATTCCTTTACCAATGGCTTCCGACACATCAATATTTAGTACTTTACCGATGGAAGTTAATTCGCGTTGGCGTTCTAATTCTGCTTCGGTTAATTCATTACTATTTACTGTTTCTTCTACAGTTGTGAGTTTATTTAGTAGTTCTGGACGATTAGCGATAATGGCTAACAGTTCTTCATCACTGTGTTCTTTTGGTGTTTCAACTTCGACTTCCTGAGTAATTTCCGTCTCAACAGGTTTGTTCTGTTCTTCCATGAGTTCTTCCTTTTGAATTGTTTCACTGTTTGTATTTAGTGATTCAGGTTCAATAGGCTTTTCATTTATTTCGAGAGAACGACCAATTCCCGCATTAGTATCAGCGGGTACAGTAACTAAACTGATCTCATAGATTTCAAATTGCGTAACATAGATGTTATTACCCTCAATTCGATAATCATTAATGTTGTAGCCAATACTGATATGCTGGAGGATTCCTTCCTGGATCATTTCCCACATATCACTCGCTGTAGTACTAATCTTTAAAGTCGCTCTGCCTACCCGGTCTGTATCCATTTGAGCCGAAACAACAGCACCAATAAGATCATCACGATTATGGTTATAAAGTACTGCACCATTTTTATTCAGGCGGCGTAGGTCTGCATTTTCTGAGCCACATAAAAGAATTTCGTTATAGATTTCGCCATTAATTTCACGTTCTACTGGCATTTCTGAGCAAAAGGCGACATCGATAGTTCGCGATTCTGTATTAATCGCCTGTAGGGGTATCGTTAGCTCCCTCTTCTTGTTCCTGATTTCCATTCTGATTAACTTCCTTGTTAATATTCCCTTCTTTTTCTTTATCGATCTCCGCTAATACCTTCACGGGATCACCGCCAAGTTCTGCGATAACCTGTGTTTTGGATTTAAGACCTGCATCGAGTTGCATAACTTCAGCCTGAATATCCTTCACTGGATCAAGGCTGATTGGTTTCTGAGAGATAAAACGAGCACAAATAAGATCATCAAAATCTGAGAAACTCAGATTTAATGTATTATTATGTAGCATTTCATTTTTCAGCCATGCGGCATAAATTGGCTTCAGTACTTTACTGATGAGTACATTTGTTCTGGTACGGAATGTCGTAGCCTGGAGTTTTTCTGTAAGTCGTGCTGCACTGAATGATGCATTAGAGGTATCAGATAATAGGGCTTGCTTAGTGACGTTCAGACCCATACTGATTTGGTTCATCAATTCATTCGTGAAAATATCAATCCCATCGACACCATTTGTTGGCGTAATCGTTTTAATATCCTGCCCTTCACCAAGTTCACCGATAAATCCCGCTTCAAAGTACTCTGTATAGACAGGAGTAACTTCCTCACGATTGTCATCAATGAGATCTACTTGAGAGGTATCACTGTTGTTCGTGATAAATGCCATACTGGACGCACTCACACGCTTTGCCGTTAGTGCCGCTTCAGTAAAATTCTGTAAGTCAGTCATTAGTTTACTGGTAGCAACCATATCGGGAATGCCCCGTTCCTGCCCCTGTATATCGGCAATGAAGTAATGACAAATTTCATTTGCGGGAACAATCTCATAATCACTTGTATTGAACTGATAAGTAACAGGATTAAACGTACAAAAATAATAATTCACAGGACGATGGTACTTATCGAACTCAATACCGTTGCTAATATAGTTACCATTAGACAAGAACTGATTATTAAGCTGTATTAATCGTGCAGCATCGATAATTTCAATTTGAATCTGTCCGTTGTTTGTATGGATTCTAATGAAGCACTCGCCATCCTGAACGCGTATCTTTTCAACCGTCTGCTGGAATAAGTCGAAACTCAATGCTCCATCGATGCTAAAGCGGTCTGGATTGTATGCCCATCGGTCAAACAGTTTTTCTAACTGCTGGTTAATCTCGTTAAGTACTGCATCATCCTGTTCAAGTTCTACGGCGGGTTTTACATATACCCCATCACTGCCCACTACCCCATCTACCGAAAGGTTCATATACTTACGACCTATCGGATTTTTCAAAATTGCATCACGACTAAAAGCACGGAATGTAGGTAACGCTTTCATCAACAGAAAGTTAATATTACTTCCCGTATTTGCATTGAACCCAAAATTCATTACTGACGTATTACGTGCTGCCTGAATATCTTTCTTCAATGTACTTGATTGTGCATTACGCTGACGTTGTTTCTTTGGTACTGGCTGTGGTTGTTTCTCTTCTTTCTTCTTCCAGAACATTATCGAGTACTCCATGTATTAGGTTTAAACACGGTAATACTCTTGATTGGTTTTCCGTTTCCTGAGACGTTAATTCCATTCATCTTCGCCCATAAAGCGTTTGCACGTTTCACATAACGTTCACGCATGGATTCAAGAGAGCTAAGAGATTCACTTACTAATGTTTTATTATTAATTGTTATGCTGTAATTCGCACCACCAGAAATTTTTACTGCAATAACCTGATCAATTTCATCAATCATCCCTTTTAGTTTTGCGTATTCATTAGTATGCATAACAGGGTTGATTACTTCGCAAGTAAAGGTACTCACATTGTTGTCAGTAATTTGTGTACAGAATAGTGTTTCACCTGCTGTATCAATTGCTAACGTTAGAGTAAATTCCTTAGAAGTATCAGACTGTAGATTATCGAATGAAGTACTTTGACCGGATGAAGTAAAACTTACTACAAGTATTGTTCTGGCGGGTAATGTTACAGTCAGATCATATGGGTTGCTGACCATATAGATCTTTTCTGGTAATAGTGCCATTTAATATCCTTATCATTTGCCGAACCAATTACTACCCATACCAGTACGCCTACGTTTTGCTGGTTTTGTCGTTGTGGGTGTTGGTTCTTCATTTTTATTTATAGCTTCCTTGCTATATTTAGTATTTTCGTTCGCCTTAGCTTTATGTTCGCGTAATTTTCTGAAAGGTTGAGTACCTAATTTTGATTGAGCGTATACTATTGCTACCATCCCATATACGAGACAATCGAGGGATTCATTCCTCTTTTGCCCTTTTTTTAATCGCCATACTAATTTTCCACCAGCGGGTTTAAGTTCTTCTGCTGAAAGTTGTTCAAAGTAATCAGAAGGGAGAGTACTACTAAAGCGTAACTGCACAGGGGCTTGATCGGCCTGTTCTGACAGCATGAGATTGAGTAGCTTACGTATCGTATTCTTCTGCTCATGAACGTTAAGGATCTGGAGTTTGTACCCCGCCTGTGTGGATTGCCTGAACAGATCGCCAGTAGTGGAGCTGCTGCCCTTAATGGGATGGTACTTAGCCCAACGTGCGGTGAATTTCTTCACGGTATCTGTAGCATTACCGTTTGAACTGTCCACGAATACCGCGAGAGTTGGTACTAAACGCCCTTCTACCGTGCGGAAATTTTGCCTGGAGAATTGATCTAACTCTTTCCATGCCGGGGCTTCTATCTTCGTACAGTCGTGTGCGTAGAAGAACTCATGACCAAGTACATAAATGTTCTTCTCATCAAAGCCGAGTACAGTAGCCTCAAGACGATCTAATTGCTGGTCTACGGCTATCGTAATGCCTAAAGTACTTTCAGGAATGGTGTGAAGGTTAAATTCATCTTCACGTAATGATTCAAGTTGAAGAATGTCTAATTCTTTCTGATATTCATCCTCATAAGGTAATCCTAATTCGTTATTATAGAACGTCTGTAAATTGAAGTTATAAAGAGCATCGGCATACTTACTGACCATTTCAGTAATTGTATTCAATGGTGAATACATACGGCTGATTTGATAACCCACGACGCCCGGTTCACCATCTGAACTGGTGGCAATCCATCGACCTTTATCGATCATCTGATGGCGTGTATGTTCATCTACATCTTCATTACAATGTGGGCAAATTAAACGAGTTGTAGTACTGTCAGGTATTGCCCTACCGTTTTCTAATGTTTTAAACGTGAAAGCAACTTGTTCCCATTCAAATGTATATTCATGACCGCATGAATGAGTAACAAAGTATCGACGTTTATCACTGAGATTATATTCAGCATTAATCAGATCATCTTTATATAGTGGAGTACTTGATACCACTACAAGAGAATCATCGCCAAAGGTACTGGTACGTGCTTCGGCTAATTTTATTGGATTACCTTCATCCGTAATCTCACAATTACTAACTTCGTCAAGTAACACCATACGGCAAGTAATCCCACGTAGATTACCCGGCGTGTTTAAATTCAGCCAATAGATGAAAGTACCGTTAACTAATTGCGTCTGTTTCGCATTGTTTGCTGCATTCTTATCATTTTTATCTGTGACTAAAGGCTTGAGTACTTCACTGGTTTCAATTGCAGGAAGAAATTTACCATCCTTGAATTTCTTTACTTCTGATTCTGAAGAACTACCAAAGGCAAAATTACAAGGATCATTTGCCATTAGGTTAAATGCTATTGATTGTAGAACTGTGGTTTTTAAAAGCTGACTACATGACTGTAGAACGATCTTCTTTGTACTTCTATGTTGAGCGATATCCATACACTCACGTTGAAAGGAAAATGGAACCCAATCAAGCCCCATATTTGGCCCGTCAACAAATTTAACTACACCATTACTAATCCATTCACTCGTTTTCTGTATCTTCGGCGGTTGTATTGTCGGTAGTACTTTCTGTAATATCCTCGTAAGTTTTATCTTGTTCGTTTCCATACTCTAATATTTCTTCATCCGTGGGTAGTTCAAATTCCATTGAACCTAATTGATATAATGTTTTGTCTATCTCCGTTTTCAGTAAATCACGCAGGTCTTTTGCATCCGTTTGTGCAAATAGTTCAAGATATGTTTTAGAAGGGATTGCCCTCATTGCTGTTTTTACCTGAAAGAGATACTCAGTCAGTACTTGTTCAATGTATGTAGTACTGATTACTTCACCATTCTTTTCGTCAAGTTCAAGTTCAGCTAATGCCGCTTCTGCTTTTAACTTCTTTAATCTTTCTTGTTCTATTTGTTCTTTCGTATCCGTATTACGTAATGGAGCAAGGACATTCTCACGTATCCATTCGTAGATTTCTGGTTCTGTTTTAGTACAGTCTAATCCCCTGTTCACCCACTCACGACTAATAACGGAAACGTCATAACCATAGCGGCGTGATAACTCGCTATACGAAATTGACAGGTTGGTTTTATTTGTTCTTGTTTTAGGCATAAAAAAGTCCTCCTGACTTATTTATCAGGAGGACTATGTTTTGTGTACATCTAAAATGTCACAAACGATTCAAAGCATCCGGTGCCGAAAACTCGCATTGACAATCAGGCTGACGGAGTACCTTAATTATTAGCTTCACTTAATTAACTTGATTAAAATCACTTACTTTTCATTTTACATTATCATTATTGCAATGTAATATCGAAAGCACATACACATTGCCGTCATAAAGGAATATCCAAATTGGTAAAAAATGTCTACTTCGACGAATCAGGGTTTACAGGTAATAACTTACTTTCAAAAGACCAGCCTTTTTTTAGTTATGCAGCAGTCATAACTGATGAAGAAGAAAGTAAACAATGTGTAGATTACATAATACAAAAGTACTCGATTGCAGCCGGAGAGCTAAAAGGTAGCACTCTCGTTAATAGCAAGAGACTTCAACCAGCCGTAGATGAGATACTTAATCATTTCCGTGGTCGTATGCGTGTGGTTGTTAACGAAAAGAAATATGCCCTTTCAGGGAAATTCTTTGAATATATTTTCGAGCCAGTATTAGCTGCTAAAAGCTCAATATTTTACAACCTTAAATTTCACCTATTCATCTCTAATATAATGTATTTTTCTTTAATAGCTAAGGATGAGTATTCTGAACTATTGCATTCTCGATTTGAAGATTTTTCACGAGGTAAAATATTGGTTAATAGTTTTATCGAACCAGTTATTGGTACTAAAAACTCTGAAATTATGATGGACATTCATGATTTCGCCAAACATAACATTTCAATAATTGAAGAGGAATATGAAGGTCTTGAGGGAACTGGGTTTGATAAGTGGTTGTTAGATTTGACAACTACTTCTCTTTATAATCTCTTATGCGATATGAGTAGTAGGTTTGGTACATTGAGGGCTATATGTGACAGTTCAAAACCATTAATCACCCATCAGGAATCATTCAATGAGATGATAGGTAATGATGAAATTGTGTTCGAGACCTACAATAATAAAAAAGTCCCGATCACATTCAAACTCTCTGAGCCGATAATCCTTTCTGATTCTAAAGTCACGCATGGTATTCAAATTGCTGATGTGATAGCTGCGGCCAGCATTTATGTGCTTAATAAGAAAAAATCCAAAGAAAGATATCACGCAAAATGGCTAACTCATTTCGAAGATGAGATTTTTTATTGGCAATGTTGTGTTGTTCCCACACCAGAAAACCTTGACCCTAAAAATGTCAACAGCTATTTGAATAGATATATATTGCAAGAAATTGCTGAACGAAGCAGAAAATCAATACCTGTTTTAGATGATATTGAAAAGGATATCATACGAATTTCCAGAACATTAGCAATGGTGCGTTGAAGTATATATCCTCATGCTGTGTTATTATCACCAGCGGCATGAGGATATCATATGCAATTATTTTATCATGCCACATACACTCAATCACTTAATAATTTAACTTTGATGATTTTTATTATCTATATTATTATATTTTTGAATTCTTTCCTCGCGTATTAGACATGTAGTACTGCCATCGTCCATCTGGTAGATTGGATTGTAGATGCGACCGCAATCACTCTGGAATTGAGGCCGATAGTACTTCACCCCGTTACGTGTACCTGCGTCAAACAGTACTACAACAGCCTTGTTATCAACATTGCCGACAAAAGCGTTATCCATGAATGAGTGATGTACGTTACTACAGCCTGTTAGCAGTACTACCAACATGACGATGAGTATTTTCATTTCTATTTCCTTATAGTAATTTTTCGCAGTGCTCGAAGCGGATCGGCTTGTACATGCCCTGTACTGCCCAAACTCCGCATCCCTTAAGCAACTGGTGATGGTTGGTGTCCTGTACCTGTACGATCACCTTGTCACAGCATCTATGGATGTTCTGTAGCAGTACGGGGAACATGACGCTCCCGATCAACTCATCACTGAACCTTCTATTTAGCCGTACTACCTCATAATCGCCGTGCAGCAATTCGACCGCCGAAGTACCACGCCTCCCAACGTCATCGAGCCAGTGCAAGCCAAAGTACTTTATGTAGTCTGCCGACTCAGTGGGAAGTATTGGAGTGCTGACAGCACAGAACAGACCATTTGACCTGAACCACTCTTCTTTCCTACGTATGACGCTCATCTGTTCATGGTGTAGCTGCCGCTTCAGTACATCCCCAGCAATAACCCGGCAGCCATGTATTTCTATCTGTGGCTGGATTTCCACTCCGAGCAGTTGCCCATTGAGAGAAGTGGTCGGCACAGACCAGTACTGGATGTTCATTTAATGACCTCATTTGACCGTAAGTCATTAATATTGATCATTTTTATAGATCATTCAATGCATCATTGAACAGTTTTATCGATAGGTTGTGATTTACTGGATTTTTAAAGCCACATACCCAACACTGTATATACATACAGCACAACTATGGAGAACATCAAATGAGTAAGAATGGCTACGATCCAGCAATCATTCGAGGGGTTCAGACCTTCACACATTGCGAGCGTGAATTCAGGGTTTGCTACTACGGTTCAGTACTGGATAAGTTTGCATGGGGTGATCGTGTGTTCTTCCAGAATGGACAAGGGAAGTACTGGTTCGGTACAGTTCAACGTGATTGCTTCGACCTGATCATTGAGTACCCCATCGCTTCAGTACTGGAAGGGTTAACTTATCTGGTGAGGGAAGATGAAATTGCCAGGCTTCATGAAGATGGTTGGTTTTGTGGACAAGAAGAACTACCGTTTTGAGTACTACCCCCTCACACCAAACAAACCTACCCATTAGCAAGGGGGAGTACTTTCTCGTAGTATACAGAACGAATAAATTCTTTGTATACTGCCGTTTTATCCTAAAGCGATTTGATTATGGACGAGAATAAAAAAGAAGTTATTGAAATAAGATCAGAAGATAAGGACTTTTTTGCAGAATTTATTGATTGTGAAGGTCCAATTATCCAAGATTCAATTGATCATAAAAAAATCACCCTTGCACTTGATAAAGCCCATGACATAAGAAAGTTTGAAATAGATCTCTATTGGAAGCGTGCTACTTATTTCTTTGCTTTTTTTACGGTTGTTACTGCTGCATTCGGTTTTACATTCTCAAATTACCGCTATACCTCTCTATCCCCCGCAATTGCTATTATCGGGATGACTTTTTCACAGTGTTTTTATCATGTTAATATTGGCAGTAAGTACTGGCAGGAAAACTGGGAGTTCATTATTGATAAAATTGAATATTATGTGACTGGCAATCTTTACAAAGTTAGTTTCTTTGAAGATCATAATACATTAAGACCATCAGTGTCTAAAATTAACATTTATCTTAGCTGCTTTATCAAATGGGTTTGGATTTGTTCTCTATTCCTATCTATTTTTAGCATACTCTTTCCGCATCCTATTTACTCATTGGTCTATTCATTAGTTGCATTCAAGCTGTATAAGCATACAGAACAGCACTGCAAAAAAACATTCAGTGATGAGTTAACTAATGATAAAAAAATCATTAGACGATTCCATTTCCGAAATCCAACATACAAAAAATAGTAAATGAGGGGCTATATGCCCCTTTCTACTATGCTGTAGCTCGTTCATTCCACGCATCTGTATACTGGATATTACCGTCACAGTACTTCCATGTAATTCTTTCGTAGCGTAATTCTACACGCTCCATATGATTACATTTTTCAACGGTCTTTGTATTGTACATTATCGGGGTTACGGCAACGACTTTGACGCCTTCAAGAAGCATATTGAAGTACTCTACTTCCTGGCCTGCATCATTAATCTTGTACCATTTAATTTCGACACTTTTAAGCGACTGGCCTGTAGCAACTGCTTTATAGAGATATGGCGTAGAGCTATCAAATTCCTTTTCTAATACCATCGGTGCATGGATTCGAGTTCCAGTAATTTTACCAGTATTATTATCGGTAGGAATATGTAGACCATGACCGAAACCAATAATTTCTACACTTCCCTCGCGATCCATTACATCGCATGACCCCTTAATTAATGCTCCACCATCATCTTTAAGCCATAAGTGTGCGGGGATTGCCATTGAAAACTCCTTTTAATCGTAAAGCCAGCGACCAGCCTTAGCTGATTCGACAAGCATTTTGAGTGTTAATGGTTGTGGTTCAATCCATTCCCATTTATTATCTTTTGATCGTAAAAAATTCAATGGAAGTATTACTTCTTCATTGGGCCAGTACTTTCCAAATGTGAAGTTTTTCCGATCAACATTGAACTTCGTAAAGTAATCATCAAGTATCTCTATCGCATCTTCATCTGCCCAAGGATACTTTCCTGTTGATAGGCTTGTTTCCAGCGTCAATGATGGCTTCCTGAAAAATGGAAAAACACGCCCATTCCAATTGTCGTTATACCAATTCATGACCTGCTGCTCTATGCTATCTGAATCGTTCATTCAGTACCTACCATAGACGATCTGAAGGATGGGCGATTGTATTGTACTTATTGACAGCTTTGAAACTGATTATAGAAACGTCTGCTGCGAGTATAACCCAACCAACAAGAGGAATAGTCCTGCCAACGAATGTACCTAATCGCTGTGTCATAACTCGTTTGGCATTAGGTGGAAATCCAATCCAAGTGGGCATTCGTACTGGCATCATTCGCCCTCTGAATAATTTTCTGGAATAGATTGATGCCACGGATGTTCCGGGGGTTGCCCCTGCGAGTTTACCTGCTACTGTGACACTATTCGAACCAAGATAGATCCCTGCTACTGCGGCTATGTCTGAGATACCAAAGTGATCTAATGTTTCATCAACCATGATCCAGAAGAATAGCTCCCCTGCACTCAGATTGGACGAACCGTCATAGAAGTATGTTCCGTTAAGTTCTTCTACTGTATCCATCAGTAATCCCTACTTTTGTGTAGAATTCCCCATAATACTATCAAGTTGGACATAGATGGGAAATTAAACCCCATGAAATTTCTGATTTAAGTTTAGCGGTACTTAATCCTAAGTTAAGTTGTGATAATGATCACTCTCAACCAACAGTTACTAATTCATCCATAAAATGGTAGAATGCCCTTAGAAATCCTTAATTGAAAGTTTAAACAAATGAAATTTAAAAAATATAACAATGCTTTGATTTGCACTGTTCTTGTACTCTTATGGGCAGCAATCTTGGCACTGGTTAAAGTTTTATTTTCTGGGAATAAAGATTTTGAATGGGGTAGTGTCTCTGATTGGGCATCCACATTTTGCAATGCTATAATGGCTGGAGCTGCATTATATGCAGCTATTAATGCAAAAAATTGGTTATCAGAGAAAACACGAACATTAGGTTTGGAAAAAGCCGAATCTATACTTAATGAAATCGATACTTTTTCTTCCGCCCATAGTTCTTATATAGATCGTTTAGCTGAAGCTGAAATCTACTATCGGTCTAATATTTTTGAAAATCAAGTAGACAGGAATATAGTAATAAATTCACTTGATGAATTACGAGTGTTAATTGAAAACAACAAACTGAGATTGCAGGATACGCATTCAAAATTTTCATCATTAAAACGTTGGGATGTCACAATTTTAAAGGAAGAGGAAATTTATCAGCTACTTGATGTTTATCAAAGAACAATTATGTCTTTATCGAATGCGACTTTTAATCTAAGAAATGCATTATCGGAATTCATTAATGATGAAAGGTTTTTTGCACTCTTTGGCCATCATTTCAAAGAATATTATGCAGAGGCTCTTTCGTCCTATCATCAGGGGACATGTATCCATGATAAAATTAGGAAATATAAATTCCGAGAACTTTTTGATGTATAGTTTATCGTAGTGCATAGGAATTATGTCGATACCGCATATGGTAACAGTTTCTGATAAACTCGGGCTTCTCATCTGAGTCTTTCATTAAGCACCGTTACATTAGTTATACTGTCATAACTCACTTAAGCAATAACATCTGTTAGCCGGAGGTTGTGCGTGCGGCGGCGGGACTGGCGGGTTACTAACTAATGCCTTGATGATAGTACTGATTTAGTAGTTTACCACAGTAAGGGCTTCAACAGCCCGATAACCCCAACAAGGGAGTTTACGACCGCGTAGGTACTCACGAAGACTTTAGGCCACAGGCCGACCCAAAAACATTTTGAGTACTTCATTTGTCAGTACTGTTACCTGTCTGAGCGAGAGCGAGTAAGGGCTTTGGCGTTCTTTCGAGTACAGCGAGAAAAACGCAAAGTTACTAACCAATACTACGAGGAGTTCACGACGAGTAGTATTCGTGACGCAAGTCACAATTTCATTGAATACTGATAGAGAAAGAAATACATGGAATGAAATGGAATGGATTTCGTATCTCTATACTTAGTTGCCGTATTGATGGTAAAACGCAGGTTTCAGGGGCTTTTTTTCCCGTATTACGGCATGGATGTATGCCGTTATATGCCGCAATAAGGCACAATTAACGCAAGCTCTTTAAGTACTCGATCATGTCATCAATAAAGTTACCTTCTTTTTGTAGTTCTAATAGCTTACCTACCTCTTTATACGTTAGCGTTCTTTGTCCATATGCTGGTGCTGGTAGTGCGTCTGGGTGCTCCATCATATACTGCTCGATTTGTTTTGCTGCATCCGTGATCGCTGCCCCGTAGTACCTGATCATACGTTCTTTTACTTGTTTCTTATTCTGACTTACTTTAATAGCATTGATAGTACTGAATAGTAAATCATTTCGTATTTCATCTTCATTGCTCAATACTGTAAACACATCGTATACACTAATCTTATCCCTCACATTCAGTTTAGCCACTGAATCCTTCATTATGTTTTTGATATCTTCACATGGGATATCTTTATATAGCTTGCACTGACTAATTAGTGCTTTTATTTTTCTGTTATCAAAACTTGAATAAGTTTTTGCCATGATAAATACTCCTAAGATAGATGTTAATTTTGGCCTGTAGTATTTCCAGTACTCAGGCCTTTTTATTATTGTGATTTGTGTAATAGTACCGCACTAAGTTTCGGATAAGATTTATACTTCTGCGATAGCTTATAGATGTATGACTTACGTCCAGCAACATAAGCTGCATGAGCTTCTTCTACCGTTTGGTATGTTCCAAATTTATGTACTTTCTTATCAAATGTAGCTTGTGCTTGATAGCCCTTATGATTAACGACTACACCAGTTGATAAAGATGTTGGTACTTCCCGAAATAATTGATTGATTTCTCTCGGTACAAAGATACAGTTACTTGGGCTGTACTCACTCCCTCCTAATATGTCTTTATCCAAGTGCCAATCATCAACGACATTATCAATATACCAGTAATAAAAGTTACTAAAGAGATACCAATCATCGCAGATAGTAACAGTACTGTAATTGATGTTATTACGTACTCTTGAGTGAAAATTATTCCATACTAGTTGTGCTTCTTTTATACGTGGTAGTGCCTGACCTTTTAGGTCATTTCTTTTTTCCTTTTCCATTTTTCATCCTTGAAAATAAGTACTTCACCCTGAAGTACTGCCAGTACTTTTCTAAAGTGAAAGTACCAAACCCTTACTTGCTACCTAAAATCGCATACTGATGTATCAGATACTGAATGGCTGAACTAATCGTAGTAGCCTTACCACATTCTATAAGTGATTTTAGTATTTCTTCTTGTGTAGGATTTAATCTCACTCCAACACTAATCGTTTTCTTTTCTTTCAT